TAAAATTATAAATTCTTGCAGATCCAATAGTTGTTCCTGCAGATACAGTTGTGCTATTTTTTCTTAGATTTTGAAAATATACTACTTCTTTTTGTTTAGCTGCCCCAGATACATTATTTACTCTTATCAAATTTCCCATTTCAAAGGGAATATTTGCTGAAGAAACTGTTTGTGTTGTTCTTGGTTTGTCTATGTCAATAATTTCAACCCCAGTTTTTTCAATATCATATCCACGCACATACGCCTTTCCTGGAGAAATTTTTAAACAAAATAAATCATCTGTTGGTGTATTTCCTTGATTAGTTTTTTCAGTATCAAAAAATATACCATCATTTCCAAGTCTATCATTTAAAGAATTATTAACTGAACACTGAAAAGGAGTTACTGAATAGTCTCCAGATTCGTCATATGTTCTTTGAGCTAGATAATCTCTTATAATAGAGTAATTACTTCTTTCTTCTAATTTCTGAAGACCACCATCTTTAACTCTTAATATTTCTATAAAATCAGTATCATTAGTGTCAGTTAACAGTTTTTTTGTTAAAGTTAATGAAATTTTAAATCTATCAGCTCCAGGAGCAGCATAATTTGTAAATCCCCTTGCATTATCGTACAATGTAGGATCATCTTTTGCACTTATAATTTGTTCTTCTACACGTAAACCAACTCTATATGAAGGTGTATTGGTATAGTAATCTAAAATTATTGTTTGTTTACTAACCTTAACAAAAGAACCTCTAACAAAAAAGACTCCTTCGCCAATAGAAACAGCAGATCCAACATCTGTTGAAGAAGATGAAATGGAAGTTGCAAAAGGTGTATTTCCGGATATAGTACCTACCGTTTCATCAGCATAAAGTGATTCTCCATCTAGAAAAGGATTTATTTCAAAATTTGAATCTGACTGAAGATATTTTACATAAATTGTCGGATGTTCTACCTCAGAATTTGGTAGTTGAACATACTGTACGGTGGCAGTAACGCCAGATATTTGTCCCGTAATTTTTTTACCTACGAATTCACTTAAATAAGAACTAATATTTACACCATATTGCTGTTCGTTTAATTTGACAGAGTAGAATTGATTATCAAAAGAAATATTTCCTGGAATTACTAAAGAACCTTCTTTAAAAATGTGACTCCCAAAGGTTTCTATTTGATTTTGTAATATAGATTGAAGTGTATTTAATTCTCTAGTTTGAATAGGTCTTCCTGGATTAAACAGGACTTTATAATAGTTTTTATCCCTAGCTCCCGAATCTTTTTCGGAAAAGTCATCATAGTATGGACTTATATTGAGATTAGTTTTTTGGGACATTTCTTAAAATTCCAGAATAATTTTAAAATCTTCTACTTGATTAGTGCTTCTTTGTACTGTTGGGCGATTATCTATGTAAACTATATCCCCAGACTTATTATTTATCTCTGGTTTAGCCAATCCATCAGTAAAAGAAACTCCTAAATTAATTATTTTATTTGATAATGTAGTTGTAATTCCAGTAAATGAACCAATAGATGCGGAAAAACCACTATCAGTTAAAACAGTGCCGCCACTAATGAAAGATAAATTGGTATTATTTGCAGAAAATTGTGATGATATTCCAATAGTATCTACATTATTAGTTGCGCCACCATAATAAAGTGATCTATCTTGATAGTATTTTAAAACTTTAGTTTCTTTATCATAAGAAGTTACCCAACCATATGCAGTTCCTCCAGGAACAGATTGTCTAATTTTATCACCAATTGCAAGAGTGTTTTCTTGAATTATTGTAGATTCATCAAATCTCATGGCATAAACTGCCGAGAAATCATTGGCAGTATAGATATTTTGATTCTCTCCAGAAGAATCATATATTGTTGGATTTTTTAAAATTCCTACTTGAGAAAAAACAGAATCTATAGGAAATTGTTTTGAAGTATTATCAAACCTGGAGTAAATTAAAACCTTATCTGTCCCAAGTTCTTGATATACATCAAAACCATGACCTCTAGAAGGTGGAATAATTGGAATTAATTCTGCAGGTGTTTGATTGGCAGCAAAACTATTAGTTCCTAAATCAACAGCAGCATAAGTATAATTTTTTCCTCCTTGAGTTACAGTTGCATTTGTTATACTAGTATCTGTAACTTCGATAGAAACTTTTCCGCCAGAACCATCACCAACAATATTATAAATTGCTTGTGATGGTAATGAATAATTCACTCCAGAATTTTTAATATAAACTTTTTTAATTTGATTATTATTTAAAGAAGAATCTCCATTACTTCTAATCGCAGAAATATTATTATCTGTTGTTGTTCTCCAATCATTAGGAACTACAACATATTCAGTAGAATCAAATTTGATAATATCACTGGGAGAAATTGAATATAAGTATTTCCAAGAATACCCATCAGTATATTTTACTGGTTCAAAATCAGTATGTGTTGGTTCTATAAGCGATGCATTACCCGCATAATTTGAAGAATTAACGGATCCTGAAGAACCATTATCTATGCATATGTAAACCTTATATTCAGAATTAATAACATAATATAAGGCATCATATAATCTTAATGAATTTGTAATTGGAGATGGATTTAAAACACTATAGTCGTGCCTATACATCTCATATTTTTGTCCAGAAACCCAAGTATTATTTTTTACTACTCTCCTTACATTAGCACTCGTAATTTTTTTACCGTATAAAACAGTAGACTTATAATGATTTAAGTAACTAACATTATCAATAGGGTTTGGGGTATTTGTATCCCAATCACTAGTTCTACCAAATCCAACTCCAGATGCGTTAGATAACCCAACAAATATGTAATAAGAATTATTAGTATCTTTAACAGAATCTATAAAATTCGATGCATTAAGTATTCTAAATTGGTCAGTTACTATTGCAGCCATTTGGAATATTGTTTTTTTTATATTTATACCATAATAAAAAGATCTTTATATTCCCAACGATCCTGTCCTTCTTAAACCACCAATCCCTCTTCTTTGAATAACTGGGAAAGTAGATAGTCCAACATCAACAGAATATCCAGAAACTGCTATAGAAATTGGGGAGTTTGATCTTGTAAATCCAGATAGTTTGCCCCAAGAATATTTGCCAATAGAACTTCCAGTTGTTGCTATTCCAATAATATCTGAATCGGATTTAACATTGCAGGTTACGATTCCAGAAATAGCATTGAAAGCATTTACATAGTAAATATTATTTAAAAATTCTGTACCGACACCAACTGCAGTAGAATTATCACTTACAATAGAAGTTACTCCACTACCAACTTTAGTATCAAACACAAATATTATATCACCTACTGATAGACTTCCTGGAGACTCTAACGTAAATTTAAGCGCAAGATCAGTTCCAATTCCAACAGAAGTTTGAATACCTGTAATATATCCGGATGAACCATTCACACCACTTAAAGATGGAATACCTTTAATAAGTTCATAATTCACTTCTGGTGTAGGAATTATCACCTGTGGAGGATCACTAATTGAATATCCAAAACCTGGATTTATAATTGTTACTGTAGAAAGTGATCCATTAACTATAGAGATAGATGCCGATGCAGTTATAGCAGATCCAACTATAGAAGGATTTGAAATATTTACTATCACTTCGGAACCTTCATATCCACTTCCAGGATCGTTAATAGATAATGACTGAATTGAAGTATCATTCGCTACTATTGCTGTTACAGCAGATGAAACAAAATTCAATGATCCCGAGAAAATAATCGCATCAAATTCTACATTAGAAGCACTCAATTGATCTCTCTCATAATTAAAAAATTCTGCATTATCGGTATAAATCACATTATCATTGGAAGAAAAATCCTTTACAACTCTAGCTGTTGGGTATATCTGAGATTCTATAGAATTTCTTGACTTGTATATTGATACTCCTTCAATGTTTTTATCAATCTTTTGTTTAGACCAACTTACTGGTTTATAGATGTTAGAATCAACACCATCAAGAAAATAAGTATTAGTTCTAATAGTATCTGCAGAAGAAATCTCTCTTACTAATCTATTTCTTTGTGTAGTCGTAATGCCCAAATAATTATTATTTGATATAGACTGAACTTCATCTCCAACTTTTATAGTTTCATCAACATCAACTATAAAACTATCTTCATAACTTCCCCTGTAAAGAAATAGTGAGATTTCATCTTCTTTCCTTGGTGGGGAGATAAAAGTAAATGTAGTACCACCAGAAAACTCATAGGCAACTCCTGGTTGTTGGAGAATTCCATTTATAAAAACAATTAATACAGCATCAATATCAATTAATTGAGATTCTGGATCTTGATTATTTTTCTGGAAACTTAATAGATTTCCGTTATAAAATAACGGAAATCTAGTTCTAGTACCATCTTGATAATTTTTAATTGAATCTATATAATCAATATATCCAAATTGCCAACCAGAAAATGAATCATTAAAAGTTTCTAAAATTTCTAATTTAAATTCTGAGACTGGATTTGCTAAATTGACATCAGTAACTAAACCAACAACTTTTATAATATCACCTTTTCTAAATCCATAACCATTTCTAACAATTTTGAAATTTGATACTTCATACAAGGTTGAACCTATCCCAACATTTGAACTGGGTGTGACTTCAAGATCTAGTAATAATCCTGTACCACATTCAGTAGTATTTCCTACCCCCAAACGAGATACACCAATTACTGAAAGATTGCTATATGTTGGGGATGGGACAGAAATAATTGGATTAGTATACCCGGTTCCACCATTAACTACAGTAAACGATAAAGTTCCACCAAGACCTACAGAAGCACTTATACTAGCAGCAGTTCCAGAATGACCCGACTCAGTAATTGCTACAGAAACTGGACTTCTATATCCAGATCCCCAATCACCTAAAATAGAAGTTATAGACCCCCCAGCACCAATTACTGCTGTTACTGAAGCACCAACTAAAGGTGCATATCCCAGTCCCGCAGTAGATCCAAGAGACACAATTACTCCACCTCTAGGTAATTCATTCATATTAACATCATTTTCATTGGTAAATAGAGATCCAGATTCTAACCTAACTCCAGTAAACACAACGCTAGTTATACCAGCATTAGTATCGTCAACTATAGAATAATTTGTATTTGATTCTGTGTTGTTATTTGGAGTTCTTGGAGTTTGGAATATACCATTTATAAAAATTAAACCATTTCCTCCAGTGCTTCCAACACCAGATGTATTTGCCCCACCAACAGTTATTCTATATGTTTGACCTATTCCAGTAAACTTTTGTGAAATATCATCAAAAATATTATTTGTAGTGTAATCTTTTCTTAGAAAAACTCTTCCATTAAAATCTGAAATATAAGGTTCAATTCCACTATTAGTGAAAAATGCTTCATTATCTAAAGTAGTTTGCAATGAATCTGTAAAATATATTTTATTTTTACTAATTCTAAATGATCCTTTATAAAGATATGCATCAGTTGAATTTGAATGCGATGAAGCACTGGAACCTACAAAACCTCTTTCAACTTCAACCAAAGAAAATGGTCCGGAGAAAGTTATAGGACCAGATGAAGTTGTTCCAAGACCAACATTCAATACATTCATATATTCATTATCTATCTTAAGAATATCATATGGACTAATTGAACCAATACCACTCAAAGCAAATATTGGAGTTGTAGTACCTATTCCAGATGGAGTATCAATACTATATGATAGTAAAGAATATGATATTGGGCTTTGTACGACATCATTAATCGCAATAATACTCTTTTCAGTAGATTTATACATTTCAAGTTCATGAAGAGTGCCAATACCAACACTAGTAAATGTTACTCCAATCGCAGGACTTGCCAATGCATAATCTTTGCGAGTTGAAATTTTAAAAGATTCATTATCAATTCTAATTGCGTAAACTGTAGATGGTAATATATCAGTTGGAACTCCCACATTGTTTAATGTTGTACCAATTCCTAAAGATCCAGATTCTACATTTGGTCTATAAATTAATTCTTCTCCAGTATTAAAGAAATGATTTTTAATTTTAAATTCCCCAGTAGATAGATTTAAAATCTCACTATCATTTGGGTCAAATGTTTTCATAAAAATAGGTGTGTCCTGATAATTTAATTCATATCCATCACTTTCATCAACGGTATTAAATTCATCACTTATATCATCTATTCTTAAAACTCT